TAAATTGAAGTACGGCATTCCGTGTGTAAAACGCTATCTATGGTCACACATCGATAGTAGGATACAAAGAGTGTTACCTGAACACTGGGATGTGGTAAGTATGTTACCACTTCAAAGATTTAACACAAATGCAAACACAGTGTATGCAGATAGTCGAAGGAAATTCGGATGAGTCATTTAGATATAGATAAATTTAAGTATAATTTTGATAATGGTGCAAGAACAAATAGGTTTGAAGTGAATCTATTTTGTCCAAACATAGGACTTAGTTGGGAAGGTCTGAGAGTCGAGTCTTGCAGTTTGCCAGGCAGACAGTTAGAAACTTCTCAGTTTTCAGAATACGGGCCCATTAGAAACCTACCATTTCAAGTTGGATACGATGGTGGTCAGGTTGACTTTACCTTCTTATGTGATTCATCTTTTGCAGATAGATTTTTAATCGAAGCATGGATGGATGAAATCATAAGTGGTGGTGCATCACTTATGGCAGGTGCAGATGGTGAAGGTGGAGGTAACTCTCTTGATGCATTAGGGTCTCGTGTTAAACCAACATATTCATATTACAATAATTACATAGGTAGAGTTGAGATAATTCAACTCAGACACAATGGTAAAGGTGCATTAAAATATGAGTTGCATGAAGCATATCCAGTTGCATTTGCACCTATGGAACTAAATTCAACATCAATGGATGATATATTGAGATTCACTTGTACGGTTGCATTTAGGGCATTCTCGTCTGAGTACGTAGAAGATCCATCTGCAGGAAGTCTTATAAATAAAGGAAGAAAGATTCTCGATATTCTTTTGGAAGGTGGAAAGATTGCAGACAGGTTTGGTAAAGGTAACTCTTTCAATGACCGTCTGAATAAACTGGATGAAAGATTAAGTCGAATTGGTTCTATCTTCGGATAGATTATAATAATGGAGTAGATTATGGGATTACCAATCCAAAAAGCACCTAAATTTAAGTGCAAATTAAGTGATGGAACAACTGTAAATTTCAGACCGTTTCTTGTAAAGGAACAGAAGTATCTGATAATTGCAAAAGAGAGCGTAGACAACGAAGAGATTCTCGATGCAGTTAAGAATTTGATAAATGCAGTTACAGATGGTGAAGTGGATGCAGAGAAACTTCCCATTTATGATTTAGAATATTTGTTTCTAAATATACGTGCAAAGTCAGTTGGTGAATCAGTTGAAGTTGCACTGTTCTGCCAAGAACCTGATTGTGATGGTTCAGGAAGAACAAATGTGAATCTTACTGAAGTTGAGATTGTACAAAATAAAGAAGTCGATAGTAAACATATGATTAGTGAAGAAACAGGTGTTACACTTCGTTATCCTACTACTAAACAACTTGCAAAGGTTGATGGTATTAAGGATGAGGGTGATAAGATTATTGAACTTCTAAAATTTGGTATCGAAACAATCTTTGATGGAGAAGACATTTATTATGCTGATGATATTTCGGATTCAGAGTTAGTTGAATTCATAGAGAGTCTAACACTAGACCAGTTAGAATCTTTAAATGAATTCTATGAATCAATCCCATCAGTATCAAAGGAAGTGAGTTACAAGTGTGACTCTTGTGGTGTAGTTAACAACACAGTATTGAAAGGGTTATCTAATTTTTTTTAATAGCTCTTTCTCATGAGAATTTAGTTAACTACTATAACACTAACTTTCAGTTAATGCAACACCACAAGTATTCATTAACTGAACTAGATGAAATGATGCCGTGGGAAAGAGAAGTATATGTTAAACTTCTCCTCAATTATCTTGAAGAAGAAAAGATGAGACAGGAGAAACGAAGAAGATAATTTATATTATGTGTACGTGATTAACTAGAGGACACATAATGACAACAGAAACAGTAGACACAGGCAGAAATGAAGTCGAAATTGATCTTGATAAGTACACCAATCTAGTGTTAAAACTAGATGAGGCAAACGACAAGATTAAAGAGATGGAAAAAATGTCAAAGGAACTGAAGATTGCAACTATGGCTGCAAAACCCCAAACGAAGTTTTCGTTTGGTGCATTGTTCAGAGATGAAAACGATATCAATGAGAAATCAATCATTGGTTTCGCATCTTTTTTAATGATGCTTGCATTCGGTATTGTGGATTTAGTAACAGGATTTTGGGGACAAGACCTACAAATATCTGACACTATTTACACTTCATTCGTAGTAGTAACCTTAGGTTCATTTGGTATTGCTGAAGCTGGTAAAGCATTCGGTAAACAATAGGAAAATATAAGTCATGGCAGATGATTTCGAAAAACGTAATCAGGAAGTACAGAAAAAAATTGAGAGTGTAAATGAAACTGCATCTCAATTAAGACCTACATTCCAAAAGGTTATTGAAGAAATTAAAAACGTTAATGTGGAAGTCGCAGAGACTGCTGCAAATTTAAGGAAGTCATCTAAAGACACTTTCTCAGGTGCATTAGCATCTAGAAAATTACTAAAGGTTCAAAGAGAACTTGCAAATGACCCTGAACTAAAAAAAGTTTCAGAGGATTTGAAAACTGTTTATGAAGAACAGAGAAGAGCATTAGAAGTTGCAAGAAAAAAAGATGCAGAACTTATTTCTGCACAAGAAGATAGACTAAAACTAGAAGCACAACTTCGAAAACTTTCTGTTGATGGTGCAAGAGACGAGAAAGGTAAATTCATGTCTCAAGCAAAAATTCTAGAAGAAAGAACTAGGATATCAAAAGAATTATCAGACAAAAATAAAGAAGTCGAAGAACGTGAACAAAAGATTAAAGATACTTTCAATAATGATATCGAAAAACTTTCAAAAGAAGAAGAACGAGTACGTTCCAATGCAACTGCAAAATTAGAAAAAGCATCTAAAACAGAAGGGTTTGATAATTTTGCAGATGGTTTAAAAGAACTCACTGGTGGAATGCTTGACATTGCTAAACCTCTTGATATGATGGTTAAGAAATGGAATGCAGTTGGTCAACTTGCAAACGGTGTAAAGTCAGGATTCAATGCAATCAAAGAGGGTGGTAACAATCTTGTTACAAAACTCATGGGTGTGGGTGAAGAGACTGAAGATAATCAAGAAAAAACAAACAAAGTTAGTGATAAACTTCTTAAGGGTAGAGAGAAGGGTGATAAGAAACACCTTAAAGAACAAGAAAAGGTAACTGGGAAGTTATCAGGGATTTTTGGTTCTCTTAAAAAGATTGCTGCAGGATTCTCATTATTACTTTTAGGTTTTATAGCAGTTGCTGCAATAATTTTATCTATTCCTATAGCACTTGGTGTAGCATTATCAAACCTATCATTTGCAGGTGCAGGTGAAGTTGTAAAACGTGCAGTTAGTGGTATTGGTCAAGCATTAGATGATGCAACAGCATTAATTAAAAAAGGTTTTGAGAAAATAGGAAGTGCATTAGATGATGCAATGAAGTTTTTCAAAAACTTATTCCCTAAGAAAGTGCCTCCAGCACCAAAGACACCACCTAAACCAACACCTAAACCAACACCAAAGACACCAGTTGACCCATCGAAGGCGAAACCAACAACTCCTAAACTAGATAAAGTTGACCCATCGAAGGCGAAACCAACAACTCCTACACCTACTTCTGCTGCAGATGATGTTGCAAAAACTGTAGTTAAAGAAGCAGATGAAGTTGTCGAAGAGGTTGCAAAAAAATCTACTGGATTCTTCAGTGGAGTCAAAGGTTTTGCATCAGGGTTAGTTAAAAAGTTACCAGTTATTGGTGCAGTTGCAGAATCAGGATTTGATGCATTCCAACAGTTCGACAAGATGGAAGACCTCACAAAAGCATATGAGGCAGGTGAACTTAAAAAGATTGATGAAGAAACAGGTGAAGAACGTGCATACACAGAAGAGGAATTTGCAAAACTTCAAGAAGCATTTAAGGCAAACCTTGCAGGTTCAGTAGGTAAAGGTGCAGGTTCATTTGGTGGTGCTGCTGCAGGTGCAGCTGTAGGTGCAGCGATAGGTTCTGTAGTTCCTGTAGTTGGTACATTCATCGGTGGTCTTGTGGGTGCAGTTGCTGGTGGAATCATGGGTGGTAAGGTTGGTGACCAACTTGCAACCGAAGGTGCAGAATTAATACAAGGAAGTGAGGGTGACTCACAAGCATTGATTGACAATGCAGTTTCATCATTACAAATAGATGGTGATGCAGTTGCAGGTGCAACTACAGATGTCGCAGAAGGAGATAAAGCATCACAGGGTGGTAATGCTGTTATGTCTACGACTGCAGTGACACAACAAAATGTAACGAACAGTCAAACTACAGTGACAAGTCAACTTTCTGCAAGAAACACAGACCCATCAATAGGTCGTACATCTGCATTAGCAACTTAACAGTTTAAGATACTCTTCAACTTTCTTTAAGTCTTCAGGTGTGTCTACGGACAGTCCTACATCTTTGACTTCAACCATTTGTACATCGTATCCATGTTCTAAGTATCGTAACATCTCAACTTGTTCTGCTTCTTCTAGTGGTCTTTGTTCTAACTGAGAGAAGAGTTCTAACCCTCTTCTTGTGAACACATACAATCCTAGTTGTTGATAATAGTCAACCACATCTGTATCATCACACTTGGGATAAGGAATAGGTAATCTAGAGTAGAACATTGCCTGTCTACTATCATCGCAAACTACCTTAACCACATTTCTATCTTCTATTTTAAAGTAATCAGTAATACGTACATACGCATTCCCTACGCAAGTATTCGGAGACTCCGTAAAAGTACGTACCAAAGTGTCAATAGTGTAAGGGTCGATGACAGGTTCGTCACCTTGAATGTTTACAAAGTAATCCCCATCAAGTATCTCAATTGCTTTTGCACATCGGTCTGTTCCAGTGTGACATGGTTCGTCCACCACAACACATGGAATTTCATTTGATACACAGTACTGATTGATTCGTTCATCGTCTGTAAGAACCACAACTCTATCTAAGGACTCTGCTTGGATGCATTGATTATAAACCCTATGAATCATAGGGATACCATTTATAAGTTCGAGAGGTTTACCTTCGAATCGAGTTGACTTCCAACGTGCAGGAATTAATCCAATAACTTGATTAAGTCCGACAGTCGGTTTAGAGAGTGTTCGCATTGTACTTCACCGTATCCATAGTTTGCATGTATAAATTTTACACCAGCACGGTCTGCACATTCTTTATCAGATTGCATATCACCGACATAGACTGCATCTGCAGGGTCTACCTTTAAGTGTGCAAGTGTATATAGTAGTTGGTCAGGTGCTGGTTTACCTCTACTGAATTTACGAGGACAACTGACCCAATCAAAGCGTGGGAGTTTCAATAGTATTTGATGAGTCCTATCTTCAGACTTCGATGTAACTATACCTATCTTGTATGTCTTTTTTAATTCCACTAGTGTATCAAATGCACCATCATAAAACTCAACTTTGTTTAGTGTCTCTTTAGAGTAATGGTCGTAGATGCTTTTGATAAGAGTGTGAGAATGATGAATACCTATTGTGTCTAGTATATCCTCAAAGGGTTTACCAATCTCTGCAAAGTATTTCTCAAAGGGGACTTTGATGTTACACTGCAACATTACGAAACCCCATGCAGTTCGCATGTTCTCTTTGGAATCTATGAGGACTCCATCTAAGTCAAAGATTACTGCTTTCATTTTTTCTTGTTTGGTAATAAGTGGTCTTCCGTTAATATTCTAAAACTCATTCGTCTGTCTGCACAAAACTCTTCTGCAGCTTTCCATTTTGCTTGGTTCACTGCATAGGTGGCAATCTCGTTAAGAAATTTTTTAGTTTTACGTTTCTGTTCTTTAGGTGGTAGTGTTTGTTTCTTAGGTTTAACTTCGATAATCTCACGTATCGATTGTCCCCTAGTGTTAACATACTTTATGTAGAAGTCAGGAAAGTATCGATGCACCCTTTTATCAATAGGTGAACGATACGGTATGATGATTTCTTCACTTCCCCACTCTATGATAGCAGGATTGTTATCACAATAGACCATAAACTTACGTTCCCATAGAGAACGATAAAAGATTTTAGTAGGGTCTCCTTTGTATTTTTTATAGTTCTTCGGTTTGAACTTACCACTGTATGACATAAATAACTGTAAACTCTTTAGGATTATTTATATGTCATTCATTGATAAAATTTTAAGTAAAGTAAACAAGGCAAAGTCTGCACTCAATTCAGTCAAAGGTATTGAGAGTAAAATCAAAAGTCTCAACTATAACTCAGTTATTGACCAACTGGGGGAACAAGCACGTGAGGCAAGAGATAAATTAGACGAAAGAAGAAAAAGTTTAGAAAGTCAAATATCATCCTCTAATTCTTCAAAAGGATTCTCAAAACAAAACCCTGCATCATCATTTGTGGATTTACAATATCCTTTAGAGGATTTAGACAATTGGATTGTGTTCACAACACGTCCTCGTAAAGCACGTGGTGCTGGTAGGAATGCAAATTTACTTTCAGGTAATGAACAGGTTGAAATAAAACTATATGTCCCTGATACTTTGTTGTCTCAATCAAATGTAACTTTTGCTGCTAAAGGACAAAGTGCTATTGCATCTGCTATTAAAGATGTTATTGATACAGGACTTAATTCGGACACTTTAAAAAATGCAGGACAAGAAAGTGCAAATGTTATCAAAGGTGCTGCACTAAAAGCAGTTGATTCTCTAACTGGAGGAATGACACAGATAACTGAAGGACGTGCAGTCAACCCTATGCAAGAACAAATGTTAGATGGTGTTGGTTTTAGGTCATGGAACTTTACATATGATTTCTATCCTAAATCACAGGAAGAAGCACGAATGGTAAATAATATTTTATTTGCATTTAGAACTGCAATGTTACCTGATACCTTCTCTGCAGCTGAAGGTGCAGACACTGAAAACTTTTTTAACTTTCCAAATGTATTTGACGTTGAATGGGAAGGCCCAATTGCAAATAAGATAGATGGATTTTTACCTATGGTGTGTTCAAAAGCAGATATTGACCATACTGGTGGACAGAAGTTCTCCACCTTTGTTGATGGACAACCAATCAAATCAACACTTACACTAGAGTTTTTAGAAATCAAAATTCTGTCTCAAGAAAACTATGTTAGTATCAGTCCGTTTAAAGACGAGTTCGATAACATCACTCCAGGCAGAAGTCAATTGGATGATACAACAAGACAACAAGCAGGAGATGATGGGTAATGGCAAACGAATTATTTAAAAACTTTCCTAAGATAGGTTATCAATTAGAGAATGGTAAGTATATTACTATAAGAGACTTTTTTAGAAAGTCAACTATCGAACAAAGTGCAATTAACAATATCATTGATTATGAATATTATGAACTAGAAGATGGTGAGAGACCTGATATTGTTGCAACTAAGATATACGGTAACGGTGATTTACACTGGACATTTTTTTTAGTTAATGAGTTTTTAAACTATAACGACTGGTATAAAGACACTGAAACTTTTGATTTGTATATCAAAGACAAATTTCCAGGCCAGTATCTTCTTGTAGATAATGTATCAGACATCATAAACCAAGACAAAAAATTCCTCTTGGGTGAACAAGTTACTACTCCTATTGGAAATGGAAGAGTGTTACAGTTACAACCTACATATAAAAGACTAGGTGTAACTAATAACACTAAGTGGAGAACTGGAGACACAATCACAGGTGGAGTTAGCGGTAAGTCATTTGTGATTGGTAACATTGTGGATATGAAAGATGGGGTATCACACTATGTGAATTCAGAAGGTCTTAAAAAGAACTTCTTTGAAAATGGTTATACTTCAGTATCTAACCTAGAACATGAAATAGAACACAATGAGGAAAAACGTAAAATCAAAATCATTAGACCTGAATTAATCAATAGAGTGGTAAATGAATTTGAACGTTTAATGTCTAATTAATGGAACAACGAAATTTTAAGCCAGGTGAATTTGTCATCGAAGCATTGACTCTTGTTAATGCAGATGGTGATTCTAAAAATATAAAAACACATTGTACTGGTTTTACATTATTTGAAAGTATCTTTGATAAGTTTGTCTCTGCAGAATTGGCAATAGTTGATGGTGATAATCTTCTTAGAAAGTATAAGATATGTGGACAAGAGTATGTTAGATTATCACTCCGTGGAAAGGAAGGGGTTGGTGAAAAAGCAGAAAAACAATTTTCTATAGACAAAACGTATAGAGTATTCAAAGTATCTAACAACAGAAGAATAGATGATAAAACACAATCATATGTTTTACATCTTTGTGAACCAAGAAATTTCTTCATTCAAAAACAAAGAATAAGCAAATCATTCAGAGGTTCCTATTCATCCATGATTCTAAAAACTTTAAAAGAATTTGGAAGTAT